ATCTGCACTATCTGGAGATGCCGATGGGATCATTACACCTGCTTTATGGGCTCCATATGCACCACTGCTGTGAACTGAACTTATATTTCCACCACCTGTATTACTTTGCCTTTCCCAACTCATACCAAGTTTGCGATATACGCTCCAGCTACTATTCCACCTGGTTGCAGTAAATTTTTTAGTTACCTTTATTTTATACCAATCAGTATTTGTTGCTGTAGTAGATCTAAATTCAGTGTATTGAGGCTGTGCGGATGCAGTTGTATTATTTTGTGCCCTGGTAAGCGTTACTGTATTTGCACTTGTATTAATATTAGAAACTGTAACTTCTTCTGCTCCTATTGCTGTACCACCTAAACTGGTATGTATTTCAAATCCTAAATAGTAATTTCCATTAGAAAGCAAAGATGCATTGTTTACAGCTACGCTTGTAGTTGCATCTGCTGTAATAGGACTACTTAGTTCTGCTCCAGATAGCGGATACCCTTGAATTGGAGTAATTGCATCTTGACCATCAAAAGCACGTTTCCAGTTACCACCTACTTTTAAGGCATAATTACCATGATCACTATGGATAGCTTGTATTTGACTTGGTGTAAAATATCCATTGGTATCGTATACATATACTGTTTTATCAGTATAAAAATGCATTTCCATGAATTTATCCCCTGCGGGAGCGGTATCTGATTCAGTTACAAAATTAAATTCTTGTATCTTTTGATACGGTTCAAAAACGCCATTGTATCGATTCGCTCTATATAAATTCAGTCCTGTAATACGTTTGTTGATCGTACTAAAATCAACTTCTATAGGTATTTCTATTTTACTTTTTGATATATCTACCACTTCTGTAGTAGTAACTCCACTTCCAGCTACAGATACTGCTAACTGCTCTTTTGACTCTTCTAACAGCGTTTCTTGTACACCATCATATACTGCGGTAACATTGTATTTTAATTCGTCTGTATCTCTGATCTCATCTTCTGTTTCTGCGAATGCCATCTCATCAGATATTGTAAATGGGTTTGTAAGAATATTCGTATACGCATAGAAACCAGGAGCAATAATAACGCCATCGTTCATTAGTTTACGGTCTATATATCCCAACCATAATCCATTGGCAAGATTTGAACCTACTGTAGCAATATCTCCAGGTAATACTCGTATACTATCAGCAAAAGGAATAATAGGATTTTTTTGATTCTTATGGTATTGCGTACCAATTGAATATTTTAAGTTTAGATCAGTCCAACCAATATCCACTGTGCCATTACCTGCCCAGGATCCCGATGCCCAGCCTATGTCTGTCATCCTATTTAATGAACCTTTTGGTAAATTCCCACTGCTTGTATGAGTATTATATACAACGCCATACGCCACAATATAGGCTTTAGCGTGTGTGTAAAATTTATTATTATTTGATGTTCCAGTGACAACATCATCAATACAAGTAGGATTCCATCCTTTATCTGTATTTGGGTTGTTTATTGTTGCTTGTCCTACGCTTTTTGACTGAGTTACCCTAAAAACTCTACCATGTTGTAATGGTGATCCTGCAGTATCATTTGTGCAAACAAATAAATATTTTGCTCCACTTGGATTTTTGTAAGCGTGTCTTAATTGCATTACAAATGTAGAAACAGGAAAAACTGATGTGTTTAACTCTGCAAAACCTGTTATGCCAATAATATTGTTATTATGTTGGCTATATCGAATAAATTGATCACCTGCACCTACTTTTATGAGATTTACAACAATAGATTCGTGGTTACCATTATTTTCTCCAAAATCCATTTTACTCATATGCTCTAAATGGAAATCATACGTAGTTGTACCGCTTATCCAGTTACCATTTGCAGTATTGTAAAAATGAAATTTATGATTTGCAGAAGTTGTTTCACCAATCACAACAAATTCATATGTAGAACCAGAATTAGTTGTAATAGAAGTAATATCTGCCCACGAATACCCAGAAGATAAAGTTGGTACATTAGCTACTGCCGTAACTGTAGTTGTAACCTCATATAAATGTGTATCGTTGCCTGGTACAAGTAAAAATAACTTATCTGAATTTGTTACATGAAATCTTCCAAAAGAATATGTAGAAGATGCAAGATCACTTGCCACAGGGGTACTACCCCAATATGTAGAAGGATGATTGGTTGGAGAATGCCCATGTATACCTGTTTCAACAATAGTGTTATTAGTTCCTAATGTATATTTTACTACTGCATTTATTTTATATGCACCAGTACCTTCTGCACTATAATACACATATATACCGTCTCCAAATTGCTCCATTGCGTTTACTTTGAATGTAGAGTATGCTTCCCATGTATTATATAAAGTAGTATTTAATTCTGCTTTTGTTCCCCCTATGGTATATTGTATCTTTCCTTTACTGCCAACATTGTAGCTATACATACACAATACTTCACCGCTCTGTGCCAATAAGGCAATATTTCTAAAACTTCCTACACCAGTACCGCTATCATTGACAGAAGCATCTGTGTCCATTGCCAGATGTGTATTATGTTTACCGCCAAAAGTTGTTGCTCTTAATCCATCTCCAACAGTAGTAGAAAATAAACTACCGCCCCATGCTTTTGCTTGATCGGTATTAATAAAATGCTTATTGCCACTTTTTTCTGTAATGTCATCAACATATTCTGTATTACTTATATCAACATTGCTGTTATCTTTTGCCCCTGTGATCATTACATTATCACCCTGGCTATATCCTTGATCTTCTGCTGTGGTGAAATAAAGAATATTGCTTTCAATTTGTAAATGCTCACTAATAACAATAGTAGGATCATACCAGAACAATTTTACTTGTTTTGTACTACTATCAATTAACACCAGGATATAACGATGTTCTATTGCTCCCAGTTTATCGGATATGAACGTAAATACATTATATACCACATATGAGCTTGATAATTTTGTATTAAGATCGTTTAAAAGAAATGTAGGTATATCAGAAGGTTGTCCTGCTCCAAATGTTTTCTCCAGCTTACCATCACGTATGCGAAGATTCTCCATGTTTTGAGCAATATGTTCTGGTAGATCTTCTACATCTACATTAGTGACTACCCCACCAAAATCTGAAATATCAATAAATTCTGCCATTAAAGGGATGTATTCGGGTAAATAGGATCTACTAAGCTATTGGATGAACTATAATCAAAATGTAAACTTTCTCCAACTACTTGCGTTGCAGGATTCTGGTTGTATTTACCAATAATGCCGTATGCTCTTTGTTCTGCATCCTGTTTACGTGCCTGGTTGTTTGACAATCTCCACAGCTCTGCTTCTGCCAGTTCTACCAAAGCATCGTGAAAAATAGCATTTAGATCACATGGTACTGCTGGACTTGCGTTTGTTAATGCAGTTGGCTCTTTAATAAAGTAACAATCCACATTTGCAGTAGTATTGTAGATGTATATTCTATTTTTAAATACAAAATACACTGGTTCTGTGGCACTAAATCCTACATATCCTGTGCTAAAATCTTTTGCCATATCGAAAGATATCTTGCGAATAAACATATCGTTTGATACCCGAATACCAATTACGCCTAATGCACCACCAAATGGAGCAGATGTAAGCGTTGAGCTATCGGGTACAAAATAGCTTTTAAAATGGCTATCTACATCGTTATCTGTTAATAGACTTATGTTAGTCTTAATGACCTGTAATTCAGTTAATAAATGCGGATTTAGAAGCTGTATGAGCTTATCCTGGGCAATATTTAGGTATCGTAGCTTTACTGTATCACTATAGAGATCTCCTGCGGTATCTTCCAAGCGATCTCCTAATACGGTTAGCATGGTTGCTGTTGTCATAGTTTCTCCAGGTTATCAGCCCCCACCAAAGCAGGGGCTGACGTTATGAATTACGATTAAGCGTAATCTACAGGTGAGTATAGATTCTTCACTACACAATGAGCTTTACGGTTTGTTATAACCATATTACCATAGGTGTGAACCTTCTGCACAAATGTATTACTCTTTGTATCTTCGATCATATCAGATGCAGTGAATTTTGCACCAGAGTTGAAGAACATATGCATATAATTTGTGTTTAAGAAGTATATACGACCATCTGTGTCAAGATCGTCACCACTTGTAGCTTGAGCTGTGACCATATCTTGATCAGCAACAATATCAATACCACGATAGCTTAATCCAACAAAACCCATCTTAGCCATGCGATCAGACTCAAGACTGCCACGCTTTTGCTCACCAAGTTCAGACTCGATAAGATCATAAATGTACTGAGGACATACGATCAGATCTGGGTTTTCACCAGTTTGAGCTTTTGCATTTGCAATACCACGAGCAAGTACACGTAAGATGTATGTGTTCTTAGCAGGATTTTGCATATCATCTTCAGATAAATGGTCTGCATCAGTACCAGAATCAGCACCATCTCCAGAAGCATCTGAAAAGTCACTAAATCCCAAAACTGGAGAATTCCAGAAACCACCAGCAGTGTACGCTCCATTGCTGTCAGTAGTAATGTTTATACCACCAACAGTAACATTTTGAGAGGTTCCACTTACCTTATCAACAAGATACCCAATAGGATTAAATTTGTCTGT